CACGGGCTTACTAAGTTCAGTATGGAGGACGCTCCAGCTAATAGCTTCTTTTTAGAATACTTATCAAGACCACCTACGGCTGAGATATTTTTTGAAGACGTATTAATGGCATTAGTATTTTATGGTATGCCAATACTAGCAGAGAATAATAAACCTAGATTACTATACTATTTAAGACGTAGAGGCTACAGAGGTTTTAGTATGAATAGACCAGATAAAGTTTGGAATAAATTATCTGTAGCAGAAAAAGAAGTAGGTGGTATACCTAACTCAAGTGAAGATATAAAACAAGCCCATGCAGCAGCAATTGAAATGTATATACAAGATCACGTGGGTATAAAACAAGATGGTACGTTTGGGAGCTTATATTTTAATAGTTTATTAAATGATTGGGCTAAGTTTGATATAACTAAACGTACAAAGTTTGACGCAACAATAAGTAGTGGTTTAGCTATAATGGCAAACAATAGACATTTATACGCGCCAAACGCTAAAGTAGAAAAACCAAAATTAAATATACATATTTCTAAATATTCTAATAGAGGAAATATGTCTCAAATAATTAAAGAATAAGTATGGCAGAGTCTGTTATAAAAAATTATTTTCCTAGCCAAGTTGTTAGTGATGCTGAAAAATTAAGCTATGATTATGGCTTAAAGGTAGGTAAAGCTATTGAACAAGAGTGGTTTAATAAAGAAAGAGGTTCTAATAGAAATAGATATAGAACTAACTACAATAACTTTCGTAATTTAAGATTATACGCTAGAGGTGAACAGTCAATACAAAAATACAAAGATGAGTTATCTATTAATGGTGATTTGTCTTATTTAAATTTAGACTGGACACCTGTTCCTATAATACCTAAGTTTGTAGATATAGTTGTTAATGGTATTGCTGAAAGAACTTATGATATAAAAGCTTATTCTCAAGATCCATATGGTATGGCTAAGAGAACTAAGTATATGGAAAATATTATGTCAGATATGCAATCAAAAGGCTTTAATGATTTTGCATTGCAAAACATGGCTATAGATCTTAGAAAAAGTGATCCAGCAACTTTACCAGAAACTCAAGAAGAGTTAGATTTACACATGCAGCTTGGTTATAAACAAGCGGTTGAACTAGCAGAAGAGCAAGCACTAAGAACATTATTTGAAGGTAGTAGATACGAGTTAACTAAAAAACGTTTTTATTACGACTTAACAGTGTTAGGTATTGGTGCTGTAAAAACTACTTTTAACACTTCGCAAGGAGCTATTGTAGAATATGTTGATCCTGCTGACTTAGTTTATTCACATAGCGATTCACCTTATTTTGATGATATATATTATGTTGGTGAAGTAAAAGATATACCTGTAAACGAGTTAGTAAAACAATTTCCACACTTAGAGCAAGAAGATTTAGAAGATATTATAAAAAACAAATCTTACGCAAAACAAAATAGCAACTCATATAATCATAAAGAAGACACAAACACAGTTCAAGTTTTATATTTTAATTACAAAACTTATATGAACGAAGTGTATAAAATAAAAGAAACAGGTACAGGTGCAGATAAAATAATACCTAAAGATGATCAGTTTAATCCTCCAGAAGATAAAGAAGGTGGATATAGTAAACTATTAAGATCTATAGAAACTCTTTATGAAGGAGCTTTAATATTAGGTACAGATAAATTACTTAAATGGGAGATGGCTAGTAATATGATGCGTCCTAAAAGTGATTTTACAAAAGTTAAAATGAACTACAGCATTGTAGCTCCACGTATGTACGAAGGTAGAATAGAGTCGTTAGTTGGTAGAATAACTGGTTTTGCTGATATGATACAGCTTACACATTTAAAGTTACAACAAGTAATGTCTAGATTAGTACCAGATGGCGTTTATTTAGATGCTGATGGTTTAGCAGAAATAGATTTAGGTAACGGTACGAACTATAATCCACAAGAGGCTTTAAACATGTTCTTCCAAACAGGTAGTGTTATTGGTAGATCGTTTACGCAAGATGGTGACATGAATCCTGGTAAAATACCAATACAGGAAATACAGTCTAGTAATGGTGGTGCTAAAATGCAAAGCTTAATACAAACATACAACTATTACTTGCAAATGATTAGAGATACTACCGGGCTTAACGAAGCTAGAGACGGTAGTATGCCAGATAAAAACGCTTTAGTTGGCGTGCAAAAATTAGCAGCAGCTAATAGTAATACAGCAACAAGACACATATTACAAGCTGGTTTATTTTTAACGGCTGATATAGCAGAACAACTATCACTTAGAATATCTGATATTATAGAGTACTCACCAACTAAAGATGCTTTTATACATAGCATAGGTGTTCACAATGTTGCTACGTTAGAAGAGATGTCAGAGCTACATTTATACGACTTTGGTATATTTATAGAGCTTTTGCCAGACGAAGAAGAAAAAGCTATATTAGAAAATAATATACAAATGGCTTTGCAGCAACAAACTATAGATTTAGAAGATGCTATTGATCTTAGAGAAATAAGAAACGTTAAATTAGCTAATCAAGTTTTAAAAATACGTAGAAAAAGAAAAATGGCTAGAGATCAGCAAATGCAACAAGAGAATATGGCTATGCAGTCACAAGCTAATCAGGCCGCAACTCAAGCAGCAGCACAAGCTGAAATACAAAAAAACCAAGCGATTAACGATGGTAAAGCTCAACTAGAACAAGTTAAAGCACAACTTGATTCTCAACGTATGATGCAAGAGGTTGAGCATAAAAAAGAGTTAATGCAGTTAGAGTTTCAGATGAATATGCAGCTTAAAGGTATGGAAGTAGAAAATAAAAAAGCTATAGAAAAAGAAAAAGAAGATCGTAAAGACGAAAGAACTAGGATTCAAGCTACACAACAAAGCGAAATGATTGATCAAAGAAATGCTGGTAAACCACCTAAAAACTTTGAGTCTGCAGGTAATGATATACTAGGAGGTGGCTTTGATTTAGGTGTGTTTGATCCTAAGTAAATTTATTAATTATTATTATATTATATTATGGAAGAAAATAAAGAAAACGTAGTTGAAGAAACTACACAAGAAACAACTCAACAAGTTGAAGAAACTAGCAAACCAAATATTAATGAAGATGGCGATTATGTCGTTAATTTAGATAAACCAATTGAAAATGAAACTAAAGAAGATAACGCTGACGACAGCGGAGTGGTTGCAGAGCCTGAAAATGCCGAGCCCACACAAGAACAAAAAGAAATACAACCGGAAGCAGAAACACAAGAGCAAGCACCAGCACTAGAAGAAGTAACTGAAGAAACAACTGAAGAAGAAGTTGCTAAAGTTGAAGAGCAAGTTGAAGAAGCCGTTGCACAAGCTCAAGCTACTGGTAAACCACTACCAGAAAATATACAGAAGTTAATTGACTTTATGGATGAAACCGGTGGTGATATACAAGATTATGTAAAGCTTAATCAAGATTATAGCAAGTTAAATGACAACGATGTTTTACACGAGTACTATAGACAAACAAAACCACATTTAACTAATGAAGAAATAAATTTCTTAATGGAAGATACTTTTAAGATAGATGAAGAAGAAGATACTGACAGAGAAATAAGAAGAAAAAAATTAGCGTTAAAAGAGCAAGTTGCCAGCGCTAGAAGCCACTTGGACGGGCAAAAGTCCAGATACTATGAAGAAATCAAAGCTGGTTCAAAGCTTACGCCTGAACAACAAAAAGCTGTAGATTTTTTTAATAGATACAACAAGGAGTCTGAAGCAAATGAAAAAATAGCACAAAAACAAAAATCTACTTTTTTAAATAAAACAGAAAGTGTATTCAATAATAATTTTAAAGGTTTTGATTACAATGTTGGAGATAAAAAATATAGATTTAATGTTAAAAATGTAGACGAGGTCAAAACAACTCAAAGCGATATTAATAATTTTATAGGAAAGTTTCTTGATAAAAATAATATGATATCTGATGCTAAGAGTTATCACAAATCTTTATACACTGCTATGAACGCTGATGCTATTGCTAAACATTTTTATGAACAAGGTAAAGCAGACGCTATGAAATCAAGCGTTGCTAAAGCCAAGAATATAGATATGAATCCAAGGCAAAATTTAGGAAATGTTGCGCCTGATGGATTAAAAGTAAAAGTACTGGGTGATACTGCTTCTGATTTTAAGTTTAAAATTAAAAACAACAAATTTAAAAAATAACAATTTAAAAATTATTAATTATGGCAATTACTGCAGGAGGTTTGTTAAATAGTGTTCCAGCTCCACAAAAGCAAACACTAGATTCAAACTATATCGATTTTACAAGTTCAACCACTGCTGGTTGGGCACAACAATACCTGCCTGACTTGATGGAAAAAGAAGCTGAAGTTTTTGGTAACAGAACTATTTCAGGTTTTTTAGCTCAAGTTGGTGCAGAAGAGTCTATGACTGCTGACCAAGTTATTTGGACAGAGCAAGGTAGATTACATATATCAGTTAAAGGTACGTTAAATACGGGTACTTCTATATTTACTGTAACTTCTGATATTGACGGAAACAATGCTTCATCTACTAACGTGTTTACTTTAGCTAACCATGGTGTTAGATTAAATGATATCGTTTTAGTAGCTGTTGCTGGTAGAGTAATAAGAGCTCACGTAACTAAAGTTGATGGTACAGCTATTACGGCTCAACCATTTAACGTTGAACATTTTGATGATGATTCATCAATCGCAACTGCTTCAGCTACTGCTGCAACTTTATTAGTTATTGGTTCTGAATTTAAGAAAGGTGTTACTGGTCAAAACTCTTATGGATCAGGTACTGGTTCTACAAGAACTGTTAAACCAACTCACGTTTCTTTCACTAACAAGCCTATCATAATGAAAGATGCTTATGAGATCTCTGGATCTGATGCTTCTCAAATTGGTTGGGTTGAAATTAGTGGTGAAGCTGGTCAATCAGGTTACTTATGGTACTTAAAAGCCGAAGGTGATACTAGATCACGTTTTACTGATTACTTAGAAATGACAATGGTTGAAGCTGAGAAAACTAACTCAAACTCTCACATTGTTGACGCTGGTGGTACTAACGATACTGACTATGCTGCTTTAGGTGCTAATTCTGGTACTGAAGGTTTATTCGCGGCTATTGAGTCAAGAGGTAATGTAACTACTGGTATTAATGGTGTTAACGCAGCTACTGATTTAGCTGAGTTTGATGCTATCTTAGCTGAGTTTGATAATCAAGGTGCTATTGAAGAAAACATGTTATTTGTAAATAGAGCTACTAGTTTAGCTATTGATGATATGTTAGCTTCAATGAACTCTTACGGAGCTGGTGGTACTTCTTACGGAGTATTTGACAACTCTGAAGACA